AATTGCCCAAAAGTCGTTCTTTATCTTCGCAGGAATGATGGTACTCTCGTAAATCCAAATGCCATCACTTCTGAGTTCGAGAACGGTCACATCCGTATCCGAGTCTAGGTCAGCACCGGACTCCAACGAATTGTAGAACTTTAATAGTTTATCCCAATCTCCGCAACCCCCGTAGATACTCTCTTGTCCCTTACGGAGCTTTTCTACGAGGTAGAAGGAGTCATCACCGCTGACCATCGAATCTGCGGCAATTTCTCCCGTAGACGCTCTGGCAGCGATGGTGGTCATTTAACGACTAGGCTTAGCAGTAGGACAATTATGCAACCAGCAGAGCCGATTAGGATTTGCTCTAGGCGCTTGAGTCGTGCGTTTATCCCAAGATAGCGTTCAGCACAGACAGCTTCGTGGGTGTCTAGTTGACCTTGAACTTCGCCAATTGTCGCCATACTAAGCACCTATCTTGTCCATGATTTCGTCAAAGTTCTCTGCCACCTCCCAAGAGTTGCCGTTCATGCCGTAGCAGACACGAACCTCTGTACCATCTTCTTGGGTGTGCTGGAAGATTGACGCAATCAGGTCTGTGTTGATAATCAGACCCTCACCGATGCGCCCTTTGGCAGCGTTAGTTAGTTTGATTAGCTTCACGCAGTCACCTCAATCCAAGAGGTTGTGGCCTCATCCCATGAATACCGCTTTGGGTTCTCAGGAGTGCCGACATCCGTTGGGTACGGTACTGGCGATTCCCACAAGCAAGTGGTCTCGTTTAGTAACCAAGACGCATAGGGTTTGGGAGGAATGAACGCATCACGCCCCTCATCGTAGGTGTAGCCTAGTCCCGCATAGTTCTTACGGAACGGGGTTCCACCTAGTGCGTGTACGCCACCGTGGGTGTTGTACGAAGTCTGCTTGTAGACATCGCCTGTACGGGCAGAGAGTTCTGCCTCTTTGCCGTTGTCCTCGTCACGACCAACCGTGACAAAGATTACGACATTGTTTTCATCTAACTTCGCAAAATGAGCCACCTGTTTCTCCTTAACTAAAAGTTACTGTTTCTGATGTGGTTGATGTAGCGGTCACGGTGTAAATCTTGAACCCGCCAGATGTTGTGGAGGACTGTGTTACACCGCCTGAGAATGTAGCAGTACGGTTTGATGGTATGCGAATAATTACAACACCAGAACCGCCAGCAGCGCCGTTATACCAATCAACGCCACTTACAAATCCACCACCGCCTCCACCACTTCCGGTATTAACAGTTCCAGCGCCGGGAGTTCCAGAACCAGCCGCACCGTTTCCACCACCGCCAGAGCCACCTGTTCCGGCGGTATTACCACTACCAACACCACCCCCACCACCACCAGCCCTTGTTACAGATGATGCTGTGATTGAGGATGCAACACCAGCGCCACCATTACCGGAAACAGTTGTTGAAGTTGCGGCAACACCAGCAGCACCAGCACCGCCACCACCACCAGACGTTCTGTTATTTCCTGAAGCGGTTCCTGCGCTATAAGCACCACCCGCATATCCTTGATTAGAAGTGGCAGAACCTCCGGTTGACCCGCTATTATTTGTACCGCCGCCACCACCGGAGCCTCCAGAACGACCATTAGAATTTCCTGAGCCGCTATCTGGCGCACCACCACCGCCTCCGGTGGACGTAATTGTTGAAAATACGGAGTTAGAGCCATTTGTTCCCGGGTTTCCAGACCCTACGCCAGTTCCACCAGCACCGCCTCCTCCGACTGTTACGGTGTAAGTAGAACCCATGCGAAGCAGTAAAGAAGATTCGGCTGATGCACCGCCTCCAGAAGATTCGCCAGCAACAGAACAACGATACCCACCAGCACCGCCGCCACCCCCGGTTCCTCTACCGCCACCAGCACCACCGGCAATAACAAGATAGTCAACGCTAAACAAACTAAACGTCACAGTCTCACTTGTCGTGCTAGTTGCAGTCACAGAGTAGATGTTGAATCCACCAGAAGTAGACAGAGATGAAGTTACGCCACCAGAGAATGTCGCAGTTACGTTGTCAGGTACTTTGATAATGACAATTCCAGATGACCCAGAACCTCCGTTTCGACCGGCGTTTTCATTGTTCGCCCCGCCACCACCAGAGCCACGATTTGCTATAGATGCGTTATATCCAGCCTCTCGATTATTACCGCCCGCCCCGGCTCCTGCGCCACCACCTGCACCGCCTGAACCTACGTAACCTGCCCCGCCACCACCACCAGCGTAGGCTACCGATGACCCTGTAATTGAATTATTTGTGCTTGAACCGCCATTACCGCCGACGTGCACACCACCGGCCCCGCCACCACCTCCACCTGATGCAAAGTTTCCAGTAACGCCACCACCATTGTTTCCCTGAGATGGAGAGGTCGATGGTGTGTTACCAGCACCACCTGCCGTTCCCTGTGGTGGGCTACTACCGCCGCCTGAACCTCCTGAATTTCCAGCCCGTGTGTTATCTCCACCACCGCCACCACCACCGGCGGATGTAATAGTAGAAAAAACTGAATTTGAACCAGAAGTCCCTCTATTTCCAGATGTTCCGCCCGAACCGCCACCACCTACTGTGACTGTGTAAGCAAGTCCAAAGACAATAGATTCTGTCGTGCTAGTTCTGTATCCACCACCACCACCACCGCCACATCCATTTGAATTTAAGTTTCCACCGCCGCCGCCACCTCCACCAGCCACCACAAGCAAGTCGCTTATAGGTGCGCCAGCAAGGAAAGTCACAGTCTCACTCGTTGTAGAAGTAGCCGTGACTGTATATACGTTAAATCCCGCAACAGAAGTCGAAAGAGATGAAGTTACACCAGATGAGAATGACGCATAGTGCGTAGATGGGATTTTGATGATTACGACACCGGAGGAACCATTTCCACCGTTTGCGCCATCTCCACCGCCGCCGCCGCCAGCACCACGATTTGCTGGTGAGGCATTAGAGCCAGCGTTTGAACTATTGCCACCATTTCCACCAATACTCGAACCACCTGAACCAGCGGTGTTTGAACCGCCGTAAGCACCGCCACCACCACCGGCTGCATAAGTTACAGAAGAACCTGTAATTGAGTTGGCTGTTCCAGCGCCACCGTTTCCACCAATTCCGTCACCAGATGATGAAGCACCAACGGCAGATGACCCACCACCACCGCCGCCACCTCCGGTGCTTCCTGTGTTGCTAGACTGAGACGTTCCTCCATTGTTACCTTGCGATGGAGATGTTGAAGGTGTGTTCCCAGAACCCCCAGCAACGCCATTTCTAAAACCGCCACCCCCACCAGAACCGCCATTACTTCCGGTTGTTCCAGCAGAGCCGCCAGAATTCAATCCACCGCCACCACCACCGCCAGCAGATGTATTTACATCAAATACTGAATTACTTCCAACGCCGCCATTCGTCCCTTGGGAAGTTGAGCCGTTACCACCAGCACCAACAGTTACCGTGTAAGCAGTACCAATGGCTAATGACTGAGAAGTTAATGAACGATAACCTCCAGCGCCACCTCCACCACCAGACCATTTTCCACCACCAGCACCACCCGCTACTACTAGGTAGTCAGCAAGGATAGTAGGCGCACCCTGCCCTGCAAGAAGAATCTGAAAGATGCCGGTCATTTATGACACGTTCCCTGTGATAACGCAGACAGTCGAGGAGATAAACAGTACCGTACACACACCACGGGTAGCCAAGGTCACAGTTGCTTTGTCGGAATCTGTGCCAGCGATATAAGCCGTGGTAATCGAGCAGGTAATAGTAACCCCCGAAGCTGTGTTGTTAAAGATAGATATTACATCACCTTCGGCAAAAGTTGCATTAGGAATTGTAATAGACCCACTAGCGCCAACCTGGACATACTCGCCAACATCTGTGGTGGCAAGCGTGTAAGAACCTGTTTTAGTCCCAACCGCAGGGACGTTCCTGTACCCAAGGGTAGAGGTGTCAGGTGGCAGGGTATAGGTATTTGTAGAAGCTGCGGCAGGGGCGTTTAGGGTAGCCGTACCGCTAGAAGAACCCGCTAACTTTAGGTTTCCAGAGGAAAATACCGTTGACCCAGACATCGTGTTCGTGCCTGAGAAGATATTGCCGCCAGAAAATGTATTCGTGGTTCCCGACGAGTTGATATTGCCGGAAATAATTGCCGAGCCAGAGATGGTGTTAGTGCCTGACAGGATGTTACCGCCTGACAAGGTGTTCGTAGAGGACAGAATCGTGCCCCCAGAAGCCGTCAGAATCCCCGTCACGGTCAAGGTGTTAGCCGACCCACCCCCAGATATGAACATCCCGCCAGCGACCGTCAGAGGGTCACCAGATGAGCCTGTCTGAAACTCTTTTAGGTGAACCATCAGCTCACGGATAGCATTGTTTATCCCAGAAGGCGCACAGCCCTCGTCGATGTTAATGCTTTCTATGTCTGTGTTAGAGGAGTTGGTCGTTGAGTATTCTGAAATCTTGGTCTTAGGCATTTAATTACTCCATTTGTGTGGATAATAAACCGCGCATTGTGGTGGCAGGTACGTTTACCATTGGTGAGGGTTGTTGTTGTCCGCTTAGAATTTGGTCAATAATCCTCTGCACAGAGCCAATTCGCATCTGTTCTGCGCCAAGCCTTGCCCCAAATGTGCCAGCACCAACCGCCGTGCCGAGAGTTGGGTCAAGAGCAATCAAACCGCCGGTAGCGGCTCCAGGTATTACCCCTGTTGGGGCGAATCGACCAACGAATTTCAAGGCGTTTTGTAGACCGCTTCCTGCTGCTGCTTCGCGGATAGAGTCTTGCTCGCTTTTTGTAAAAGTACGCATAACGTCTTTATTGCGAGAAATTTTCTTTAACTCGTTGTACAGGTAATTTTCCATACCAGACTGAGAAAACTGACCTTTAGATACGGGGGCGTTGTCCAAGATTTCTTGGAAGACCTCAGATTTGCGGTCTTTTTGGAATAATTGTCTGGCCTGACCCCAAGCACCTAACGCCTTTTTGTCTCCGGCAATAATCTGTGACTCTGGTACGTTTTCAATGTATTGGTCAAACCTGTCTCGAATAATCTTCATCATTCGGTAGGCTTCTCCGTCGCTTGGGCTTGCAGAAGCCGTAATTTGCTTGCGGATAGCCTGTAATTCAACAATGTCTTTGGGCTGCGTGTTGCTTGTTAGGTCACCAATTAGGCTGGTAATACCTTGCAGTTTAGGATTTGTTGGCGAATATCCTTCTGCCCGCAAGTCTTTCAACACATCACTACCCATTGTTGCTCTAAATCCAGCGTCATCAATTTTTACACCAGACGTATTTAGAACTTTATACTTGTCGGCAATTTGTGCCTGAATGTCTGCGCGGGTTGGGCCACCTTCCCCGCGAATACGGGGGCGAATACCTGATGCCGCACCAGCACCCGTACCTGCTGCAAGCGCAAGTAATGGGCTACCTGTGGCCTCTCCGACAAACTGTGTACCTGCGGCAATAGGTGCAGAGGTAATAATTTGGGTCAGGGGTGCGCGAGATACTTCGGTTCCGATTGCGGCAACAGATGGCGCGGCTGCTTGTCTTGCCGCCAACCCACCTGCTACCCCACCAACAGCCCCAGTTAACGACTCTGCTGCACCAGCAGCCATGCGCTCACCGCGAGTTTCTGGCTTTACGCCACCAACTCCAAGTTTGTCCAAAGCGGCTCTAATGGCCTCTGACGGCATCGTAACCTTACTATCTGGGAACAGTTCGTTATATGCGTTTACAAGTGCGTCTGCCGCAGGAACGGATAAACCGCCAACAACCGCGCCGATTCCAGCACCTACCGGCCCACCAACTGCGCCTATCGTTGCACCTGCTGTTGTTCCTAGTGCCGCCGGAGCCGCACCACGACCGACAACGCCAGCCATTCGGGTTGCTGTTTCTCCCATAGTTGGCTGTGGGGCAAGAAAGTTAAGTATCTCTGACGGGTCATATCCAGCCTCCATTGCCTGACCAATCCTAGCGTCTTGTTGGTTTAGGAAACCGATAATGTCCGCGTCGGAGTAACCAGCTCTCCTTGCGGTATTAACTTGATTTCTAAAATCTGGTGTCATTGCGGAGGAGTCCCAAAAATGTTAGAAAGCGGCGGTCTTTTTGCCTTAGATTCTTGCGTCTGAACCGGCGAAAACTGAAAACTTCCCCTGCCGTAAGTGCGCTCGTAGGCGTTAAGGACGTTTGTTTCGGTTTCTTCTAATGACTTTAGAAGTCTCTCTAATTCTGTTCTTGCGGCTTTTGCTGTCTGAAACTGTTGTAGATTTGCTTTGGAACGCTCTAATTTATCACCTTCTTTTTCGGTAGCGTTTCCAACACCAGCGCCGGTCTTAGAGGCATTACGCAAGGCGGTAATAGCCTCAATAAACAGGTTTCCACCAAGACGCTCTAATTTTCCACGAACATCTGCCGCAGGAGAGCCAGGTATTTTTGATAGAGTCTCGCCGCCAAGACCAAACGCATCGTTTAGCCCTGGGCTTGCCAAAATATCAGAAATGAGGCTTCTCATGGCGCGGTTTGTGTTGACCACATACTCAACTGACGACTGTGTTTGTGGGCGGGCTAGTATCAATTCTTGCTTCTGCTTTGGAGCAACACCAGCGCTCTCTACTAAAGGAACTTCCTTGTCACCCATTGTTTTGCTTACCAATGTCATTGGAACCTGCACAAGCTGAGAACTTGCAACGGGAATACGGGATGGTTCTATTGGCTCTGCCGCGCTAACTGGCTTAGGAGTAACAGCGGGAACAGTTGGCGCAATTGGGGTAATTGTTGTTGGGGCAATCATTTCAGAACGCCCCCGTGGAATAGCGACTTCTTGCCCAGACTCAAACTGAAACTTTTTGGCTTCAACCGTTAGTGATGCCTTTTTTTCATCGTTTGGAGCATTTTGAAATTGCAACACTTCTGCTTTTTCGTTTGGATTCAACTCTGAAAAATCTCTCCCGCCAAACTTTAGGTCAATAAACGCTTGCGTAGAAGAATCAAAATCAATTGGTTTTCTTGTGCTTAAACCCGGAATTGCAACTGGTGTTGGCGTGCCAATTCTCGGAATCTCTATGAGCTGTTCGCCGCCACTAGGCGTTTTTATTGTCATGTACTTCGGGGCATTTTGCTGAGCAATAGCCTGTTTAATCTGCATACCTTTCAGCGTGTCTGCTAGCGTCTTATCAAACGACTGTTGGTAAGCCTGTAATCCTACTGGGCCAGCCTGACCAATAGCCTGTCCAAGGCTAGGCTTGCCCTGCCCAGGTTGACCACGGGAGGATTGCAACAGAGCAAACCCAAGGTTTGTTAGCAAGGCGTTTTGTGCGCGTTGCTCTGCTGCTTTCATCTCTGCCGGAGACAATAACCCTTGCGGTAAACCGCCGCCCAAAAGTTCTTGAAGTGTAGCCATATATTTACCCTAACAAAGTCGTGAGGTTTGGTACGTCTGGTTGGTACTGCGTTCCTAGCAATCCGGTTTGTGGTTGGCGGGACGCAAGCAGGTTTAGCACCCCAGAATAATCCACCCCAGATGGCGTTGCTTGTTGAGACATTTGCTGCGCCTGTGGGATTGCAGTTGGTTGTTGCTGTCCACCCATTAAACTACTAAGTGAGTTTGCGGCTTTCAACACATCCGTGGTGCTAATTTTGGAAGCTGACTTTCCAACGTCTGAAACCGGTATCGTGTTGTTTATGTATGAATAAATCTCTGCCTCTGGCAGACCCATTCCAGCATAAGTTGCGGCTGTTTCTGCAAGTCCCGCCGGAACCCCTGCGTATGACAGGGTAGAGGATATTTGGGCTGTTGAAAGCCCCTGATTAGCAAGTTGGGCTGCATCTGCCGCAATAAACTGAGCCTCTGCCGCAGATAAACCTTCTGCTCCAAAACTAGGCATACCATAGTAAGTTGCGCCACCAAGCGCGGCAATCGTGAGCCAACCACCTGGTACTTCTTCGTTTACCCAATCGTCAATATCTCTACCGACTTCACGGATGTCCTCTACGGCTTTGTTTACTGGCTTGCTTAACTCGTCAATCGTTAAGTCAATCCCTGTATTTTTTTCAACCCAACCCATTTTCCCACCTTTGTAGTTTGGTTATCCCTTTGTGAGTCCCTAGACTTTTATCGTCTGACATCACAACTTCATCACCGTATCTTGAATAGACCGACTTTAACCTCTCGTCAGTAAAGTAAGTAATTGCGTACTCTTTGTCTTTAATCGCATGAAAGAAGTCTCGTAGGTTTTGCAAGAACTCTTTGATGCTATCTGCGTTAATCGTGTGATAAAACACCGCAGAATCCGTGACCCTGAATACTATAAAAATCGTATTTCCGAACCTGTAAAACCTTGCGCCGTTCTTGCGGTGTAGTGCCAAAGACTTCTTCGCATCCTCTATCGTGATGCTCTTGTTGTTCCGCTTTATGTCTTTTGCAACTAACTCGCCAATGTTCACGCTGCTACATATTTACTGTCGTCTACGTTGTTGTGATGAAACTTTGGTAGGTAGATTCTAAGCATTGGTAATCCAATCTTGAACCCAACATAACCAAAGCACACCGCTAGGTCTTTCCATGTGGATAACTTCCACAATAACTTTTCTTCCTTTAGTTTCTTGATTGTGTAACTTAACAAGAACCCAATTACATACTTCTGGTTAACACGGGCAATCTTACGTAATTCCTTACGCGACAGTCCTAGGTAATCCCACAGGTCTAGGGCTAGTGTTTTGTGCCCAAGTTCTTCCTTCGCGTGCCAGCAGAATAGCTTGAAGTCTCGACCTTCTCTGGTTCCCCAACGGTCAATGTAAGACCTTGCCATGCAGGAGGCTAGGTGTTCTATGGATACCATAGTCCCTAGCCAAAAGGTCATTCCCGGTCTGCGGTGGATTATCTTGGTGTTCGCAAACTCTTGCTTCTCTGCGTCCTTGAGGTTGTGCCTGTCGTTAAACGACTCATGGGCACTTGCGTGGGACATTTCCTCTTGGACAAATTTAATCATCCGTCTGCGTAAATCTTCGTTTTTTACGCTTGGCAGGTGGTGGTTAATGACTGCGGCAAAGGCTTTCTCCCACGCTGGGAAAATAATGCTAGACGCGTTTCCGTAGTGCGTCCACACCGCCGAGTTGTCACACCAGTAGGTCAAAGCAATAGACCCCCTAGACCACCAAGAATTGCGCCTGTCTGCGACCCAGAAAGACCGCCAATACCGCCAAACAAACTTCCCACCTGAGAACCAAGCATTGCCCCGCCCAAACCTTGCGTAAGGTAGTTCGTCTTTGGCTCTGATGGTGGTGGTGCAAACTGCGAGCTTCCCATCGGGGTTCCGTAGACAGAGGACAAGAACCCTTGTAACTGCTGATACGGAAGCTGTTGCGAATACTGGTATCTTTGCATTGCCTCTTGCAACGGTTTGGCTGCAATTGCTTCCCGCGCTGCACCAACTTGAGCCAACGTCTGAGCCGGTAGGAAAGATGACTGATAGAAACTTGGGGCGGCTTGAGCCAACGCTGCCTGTCCAAGTTGTGCCTGTTGTTGCAATCCGCGCTCACGGGCGTAGTCTTGACCAATGATGTTGGCAGAAACGTCGCCTAAAGCCCTTCCGTAGGCTTCCGTAGCCCCGCCAAGGGCACGTTCCATCGCTCCTGACCCGTAGCGTCCAGCGCGTGAGTAGAGGCTTGCGATACCCGGAACAATCTGCTCCCCATATTGTTGTGTAAGCGGGCGTGCAGCGGCTTGAACCATAGCCTGTTGGTATGGGTTGCCTTGCAGGAATCCACCTGCGGCGGTCTGCCCAATCTGCCCCAAGGACGACAGGTAGCCTTGTTGCCCTGCGCTTATAAACGGAGATGCCGCACCCGCTAATTGCTCTTGCATCGCCAACGCCTGTTCGGTCTGCTGGCTTGGGGAGACGTACATCTGCCCAGGGTATAGGCTAGGCTGTGGCTCTCCGAAGAAAAGTCTCTCTGCCCTCTGTAAACCCATCTGGAGGTACGGTGCTAGGCGTGGGTCAATTCTTGACTCGCCACTAGCTGCGCCACGGGCGGGGGATAATTCACTAGGAGAACCGCCTGGAATGGTAGTTGGCGCAATCGCCGTGGGTGTCGCGGTGGTTGGTGTAACCGCCTGTCCAACTTGCTGTGTCGCTAGCGGTGCTACTGGAGCAAATGCCGACCCAAAAAAGTTGCCGAACATTCCGGTCGGTAATGTTGTTCCACCCGTTTGTGGCTGGGCGACAGCAGAGACGTTAGAGAATGAAGACATATATCACCTATTATAAAGATTATCCAACCAAAATGTAAGCATAAGTCTTGTCTGCCGTAGAGTTGGCATAGTGGCTTATGGTTGCCTGTCCCTGCTGTTGGGCAGAGACGTAAATGTTTGAGTACGCCGCAGGAGCAATGTAGTTCACGGTAACGATTACAGACGGGGTTGACGGTCTTGTTGGGCTTGTCTGCGCCGCTAGATGCTCGATTCCGCAGTCTGTGTCGGTTGAAGACCAAGCAATCTGAATGTAATCGTCTGCCTGTAATTCTAAGAAAAAGTTAAGCGCCGCAATCAGGTGTCCGTCTGTACCGCCGTGGCTCTCCGGGACTGAGAACTTGCTGTTACTTCCCGCGATATTGGAAGCAGCCCCGCTTCCGCTACCCTTCTTAAACCACACATCTACGTCTTGAATCTGCACATCCGCGTTGGCAAACTGGATGCTAAATTGAATGTTATAAATCCCGTAGTTACGCACACGGAATTTGTTGGTGTTCTCTAAAACTACCCCGTTGCTGTAATCAGTCGTATCACAACTGATGATGTACTCATTCGAGGTTGTTGTCGCGTTCTGGTCTGTCGTATCCTGAAACGCACCGTAGGGCGCAGAGTCCGCTTCTGCCGCGTTTGAGAACGGGATAAGTACAATTTTTGTATCTACGGAAATACGCTCGTCGTACAGGGTAGTCGTAGTCGCATTGCCCGTGGCAAGCGTAATCGTCCCCGTATTATTGGACTTGCCGTTCATCAGGTTGTTGACCACCTCGGAAATCTGCCGAGGATTGCCACCTTGGTACGGTAGAACACGAAACATTATCTAGTCCCTGCTTGCTGAATCTCTACATCTACTCCGATGGCAGACGACCAATTGTTCCCAGACGGCTGAAGCCTTACTCTGTGGTAACGCCCGTAAGACCTAACTCCCACGCGGTTCTCGCTGTTTGCGGCGGTCACAGACGGAAAGTTTACCTGTTCGTTCAAAACCAGCCGTGAGTCTATTGCCACGGAACCCGTACCGTCGTCAACAATTGGTTTAACCAGCGTAATCATAGATTGGCTTGAGTCGGCAGAAATGTCTGCTGTGTCAATCGTTCCCGTCTTTGCGGGGCCAGAGAAGGTGATAATTTTTGCGCCAGAAACGCCCGCGAGCTGCAATTTACCGCCAATCCAAAGCCTCGAATCTAGCGGGGTTTGCAAAGCATCAATGCTTGCAGAGAACGAATCTAGCCCCTCTAAGGTTACGCCTGGGGTTGAACTGGTTGCTATACGATTTATTGTCGTATCGGCGTAAGACCACCGCTTAGTCGTGATGTGGTAAATAAGTATGCGGTACGTTAGGTCTGTGGAGGGATAGCCCCACATGACTAAGTTCTTGCTAGCGTCTGCCGCAGCACTCATTTGGTCAATGTTTGCTTCGCGCAGGGTGTTAAAGAAGAACCTGTTTACCTTCTCCGCGCCGATGTTTACAACATTCTGTCCGTCACAGGCATAGAATCCGTCATCGGACAGAAAGTAAGTAACCCCCTGCCATTGGATGACCGAGTTGGACTCGTAGCAACCCAGGTCCGTAACGCCCTGAACCCTGCCGCCGTCAGGAATGTCCTGAAAGTCTGCCTGTGTGGTCGCGGATGTGGCCCACGTTGTTTCGTTGTTAATACCAGACCATTGCACTCGGTTTTGGTAGTCCGTTTGGTAGCCAGAGACCACAAAATCACGCACCACAGTCACAAATCTTGCTTTGGGAGCGTCTGACGATAGGTTTGCAAAGTTGCTTGTGGTGGTTAAATCGTAGGCTTGCATGGTGTGGGCTTCTGATGCCCCAATCACCTTGTTGCCAAACTGCGTAAACTTCCACATCGTCGAGCCGCTGTAAGTTATTCCCGACACATCGTCAAGCGAGAAGTCAGAGGAATCTAGTCTGTAAAGCCTTGTGGTTCCGCTTGCGAATACCCTAGTGTTCCCAGCAGTATCTCTACCGGCAACCACGTTTGTCAGGTCTTGGGCGGCTGCGTCTGAGTAATCTTCCTCAGATGGGAACGGCCCATAGCCGACGGCTCGCGGGTACACGTTCTTAGCCGTGGTCAGCGCACCGATAACCCCTGGCTGGTCAGGTAGCCACTCTCCAAAGGTAACTCTTGTTATTGCCATGTGTTACTTCCCGAAGATTGTTGTGTCCAAACGTCGCTTTGTGCGGGTATTGGTGTCCATGTGTCCGAACTGGTCGATGCCTGTGTCCATGTGTCGCTCTGAACATTAGCGGCAGACCATGTATTTGGCTGGTCTGGGACTAAAACCCATTCTTCGCCAAACTTGTAAAGCGTGCAAGTAAGCTGTGCATTGCTCGCCACCTGCCCTGAAACCGTGTAAATAATCCCCGCAAGCGCGGTTAGCGTGCCTACTGCGGAAACATTTGCCTGTGCGCCTACCTCGAAACCTGCGGTAGCGGAGAGGAATCCTTCTGCCGTAATTGCGCCGTCTACTATTCTGAGCCTTACTGCGTCCGCAGAAGCCGTCCCAGAGGCCGTAATATCGCCTACAACCGTCCGCAACCTGTCGGCTAGTGCCGTAGCACTTCCCACCGCAGTAATCGTCGCAGAGGGGCTTACAATGGTGTTAGCAGAAACGTTTACAAACCCTGCGGAGGCTATGTCTCCGACAACAGTTCTTGTCCGTGTAGCGTCTGACACCACACTTCCGACACCCGAAATCGAGCCTACAACCGTTCTGGTTAGCGTTCCGTCTGCGGATACCGCACCAGCACCATCAATCGCACCGTTAATAGTACGCAATCTCGTACCATTGACCACCACCTGACCATTGGCGGTAATAATTGCCTGTGCGGTCTTGGAGAACTCAGGTATTGCGTTGACCGTACCCACGCCAGTAATGACTTGGGGTTCGTAGACCAAGCAGATTTCTGTGTCAGGCGAAGTCCAGATTGGGCTATCTAGGCTAAACGCTAGCGCGTCAATGCTGGTGCTGAAGTAATCTAGTTCTTCTAGCGTAAACGGGCCTTGAATCCCGCAGTCCATCCAGTTCGCGTCTAGCGTGAACGGTAAATCGTCCAGACTCCCGAAGCGGTCTAGTTCTTCAAGGGTCAGTAATGCCATTTAGTCCAGCGTAACGGTCAGGTTGCCAGAAGTAATCTTGAGAATGTCGCCCGTGTCAATTGTCTTAGCAGTCGTCAAGGCTGTGTGCATGAGCAGGTTGCCGCTAGTAACCGCGTCCAGAATCCCGATGTAGCCCACGGAACCCCACGAAGCCGTACATTGCGGGAAGGTAACGTCTGCGCTAGAGGTAACAATTCCACCCGAAGCTGTGGTCACGGACAGGGTTTGGCGAGCATAGGAGCCACCAGAGACTTCCGTACCCGAACCAGCGTCCGTTGGGTCAGATGTGTAGAGTCCAACGTACACCGTCGTAGGGGAGGTGTAAGAAGTGTTGCGGAGAACATGGTCTAGGACTTTGTTCTCTAAGTAGTTGCTAAATTCTGCCATTTTATTACCTCGTTGTAACGGTCATAACTAAGGGAACACCAGAAAACTCACTCTCCTCGTCGGAGGTGTTGATTCGTGCAATTGCTTGGTTGTAGAGGCTTGACCACGTTTGTGTACGCGGGTCGTTCATAAGGTACGGCTCTGCCTCTAGGAGAGAGGCGTAGAGCAGCGCGTCTGGGTAGTTAGCCAAGAACTCGTTGCTAGTATTGCCTGACGACAGAACCACGGGCTTGTAGTAGTAGAGCATCTGCAAGACGTAGGCGCTGTCAGGCTTTGGCGCGAACTCTAACTCGTTGCCACGCATGGTGTAGAACACGGGTAGACCTTGTTGGTCTGCGCGGGAGTTGCTAGAGAAAGCACTTGGGGAGAGGTAGGTCACTACCGTTCTCGGCAAACCCTGA